GCCTGACGCACCCGACCCAGAAAGGACTGAACCATGACCCCCATCACCGAACAAAACAACCTCGGCGACCTCTTGAAGTACGAAGCCCCCAACCGCTACTCGCGTGACGTCGCCACCATCGCCGCTGGCCAGAACCTGCCCCAGGGCACGGTACTCGGCCGCAATGCCAGCGATGGCAAGCACTACGCCATCGACCCCGCCGCCACCGACGGCACTGAGGACGCTATCGGGGTGCTGGCCAACGCGATCGATGCCACCAATGCCGACCGCAGCGACGCCATCCTGATTGCTCGCCACGCCATCGTGGCCAAGACCGCGCTGGTCTGGCCGATCGCGCTCACCGGGGCCCAGCGCATTTCCTATGAGCAGCAGTTGGCCGAGCGTGGCGTGCTGGTGCGTGAATCCGCCTGACCTCTGCCTGACCTTCGCCACAAACAGCCCATCCTTCCATCCCCCCGAACCCGCCTGGCCGTCTGGCTTGCGCGGGTTTCGTCATTTCTGGAGCCCCGAATGAACAACCCGTTTCTGAACCCCGGTTTCTCGATGGCCAGCTTGACTGCTGCCATCAACCTCATCCCCAACCGCTACGGCCGCCTGGAAGCCTTGAACCTGTTTCCGGCCAAACCTGTGCGCACCCGCCAGATCATCGTGGAGGAGTACGCCGGTCGCCTGAACCTGCTGCCCACCAAGCCGCCTGGCTCGCCCGGCACCGTGGGTGAGCGTGGCAAGCGCAAGCTGCGCTCCTTTGTGATTCCCCACATCCCGCACGACGATGTGGTGCTGCCCGAAGAAGTCCAGGGCATCCGCGCTTTCGGCTCGGAAACCGAGATGGAAGCCATCTCCGGTGTGTTGGCCCGGCACCTGGAGACCATGCGCAACAAGCACGCCATCACGCTGGAGCACCTGCGCATAGGTGCGCTCAAGGGAAAAATCCTGGATGCCGATGGTTCCGAGCTGGTTGATCTCTTCGATGCCTTTGATCTCGATCAGACAGTAGTCCCCTTCAAGTTCTCGGTGGCGGCTGACGAAGCCCATCTGAAAAACGCCTGCTACGACCTGCTTTCCAAAATGGAAGACGCCTTGCAAGGCGAAATGATGACCGGCGTTCATGTTCTGTGCTCCCCAAGCTTCTTCCGAGCGCTGACCACCCACAAGGAAACCAAAACCGCCTACACCAACTGGTTGCAAGGTTCGATGTTGATCAGCGACGTGCGCGCGGGATTCAACTACACCGGTGTGACATTTGAGGAGTATCGCGGCAAGGCCAGCTACCTCAATGCCAACGGCACCATGGCCACGCGTGACTTCATTGCCGACGGTGAAGCCCATGCCTTCCCGCTGGGCACGGTCGATACCTTTGGCACCTACTTTGCCCCGGCCGACTTCAACGAGACGGTCAACACGCTGGGCCAGTCGCTGTACGCCAAGCAGGCGCCGCGCCAGTTCGACCGAGGCACCGACCTGCACACGCAGAGCAACCCGCTGCCGATGTGCCACCGCCCGGGTGTGCTGGTGAAACTCACCTCGGTGTAAGCAGGGCATGCAGCACGCCTTTGAGCGGGCGGTCTCGCGCTTGTTCGCCCGGCTGGGGGTGCCCGGCACCTACCGGCTGGCGGATGGTCGTGAGATTGCCACGCGGTTCATCGCCAAGCAGGCCGATGTCGTCGAGTCCTTCGGTGACACCCGGTTGGCTCTGGCCACCCACCGTTTCGATGTGATGGTCCGCGACTTGGCTGATCCTCGCGAGGGTGAGCGTTTCACCGTTGCTGGCCAGACCTACCAGGTGGTGGGTGAGCCCTTGGCCGATCGGGATCGCTTGATCTGGACGCTGACAGGAGCGCCGCCGTGAAGCTCATGGCGGCACTCACCGGCAATCTGGATCAGATGCTGGCCGACGAGGTTCGCATTGCCGAACAGGCGGTGACGCATTCCATCCGCGAGGCGACCGATGGGCTTAAGACCGAGCTGCGCAGCCAGATCACCGGCGCAGGCCTGGGTCAGCGCCTGGCCAATACCTGGCGCGGGGAGGTCTATCCCAAGGGTCAGATGAGCATCAAGGCGGCTGGCCTGGTTTACAGCCGGGCACCAGTGGTGGTGGGGGCGCATGACCAGGGCGCCACCGTCCGCTCCAAGGATGGGTTCTGGCTGGCCATCCCGCTGCCGGCGGCCGGCAAAGGCCCACGCGGCAAACGCATGACGCCGGGTATGTGGGAACGGATGCGCGGCCATCGCTTGCGCTTTGTCTACCGCCGGGGCCAACCCTCGCTCCTCGTCGCAGAAAACCAGCGCGCCCGCCAAGGCCAACGCGGTGGCTTCTCCGCCGCCTCACAAAAGGCTCAGGCCACTGGCCGAGGTCTGGTCACTGTGCCCATGTTCTTGCTCGTACCCCAGGTGACTCTAAAAAAGAAATTCGACATCGACAGCAGTTCTCGTCGCTGGATCAGCACCCTGGCCCAGCGCATTGCCAACCGTTTCGATGAAGCCGATCGCAAAGGGGCAGCGTCATGAGCCAAAGAGAAATCGCCATCGGCGCACTGTTCGCAGTGCTCGGCCAGTTGTCCCTCGGCACCACGGTCAAGCGCAACGCCGCCTTACCCGAACGCATCGCTGACCACGCCATGGCCATCTTGCGCGATGGTGAGATGGGCGAGCCCGAGGTGTCGCTCTCGCCGCTGACTTACCACTGGCAGCACCAGGTGGCCATCGAACTGTTTGTCGCTGATCCGGATGCCGCTGCGCGTGATGCACGCATGGACGGTCTGCTCACCGAGTTGGCTTCTCTGATCGAAGCAGATCGGACGCTCGGCGGTATCGTTGAGTACGCCGAGATCGGCCCACCCAAATTCGATGAACTGGCACCCGACGGCACCAGTGGCATCAAGGCCTGCCTGCTGCCCGTGGTCCTGCACTACAGCAGCCCAGGTCCTTTGCACTGACGCCGCTGAACTGAATCACAACTCCGAAGGAGAACAACTTATGGCCCGTGCCTACGGCGCGAACGCCAGCCTCTTGGCCGCGTTCGAAACCACCTACGGCAGCAACCCAGTGGGCGACTACTGGAAGCTGCCTTTCGTTTCCACCACCCTCGGCTCCGAACAGGGGCTGATCGCCAACGACCTGATCGGTCTGGGCCGTGACCCCAGCGCCCCGATTCGGGACGTGATCAAGGTCGAGGGCGACATCGTCGTCCCTATCGATGTGCGCAACATCGGCATCTGGCTCAAGGCCCTGCTGGGCGATGCCAGCACCAGTGGCTCTGGCGTGGTCACGCACACCTTCACCTCCGGCAAGCCGAGTCTGCCCAGCCTCACGCTGGAGACGGGCCTGCCCGACATCCCAGCCTGGTTTTTGGCCTCGGGTGTCATGGTTAACAGCCTGCAGGTGGGCTTTGCGCGATCGGGTGCAGCGAACGCCACAGTCGGTTTGATCGCTCAGGGCGAAGCCAAACAGGCCGCCACGCTCGATGCCACCCCTTCCAGCCGTGACCTGATCCGCTTCAACCAGTTCCAGGGCGCCATCAAGCAGGGCGGTGCGGCGCTTGGCAACGTGGTCTCGGCTCAGCTGACGTATTCGAACAACCTCGAGCGCATCGAGACCATCCGTTCCGACGGCAAGATCGATGGGGCTGATCCCACGGTGGCGAGCCTGACCGGCAATCTGGAGGTGCGCTTTGCCGACACCACGCTGATCGATGCGGCCACCAACAACACGCCGCTGGAATTGACCTTCGGCTACGCGATCGACGCCGAGCGGCGCCTGACCTTCATCGCGCATGAGGTCTACCTGCCCAAGCCCAAGCTCTCCATCTCCGGGCCGGGCGGCATCCAGGCCACCTTCGAGTGGCAAGCCGCCAAGAACGTCGCAGCCAACAAGATGCTCACCGTCGAACTGGTCAACGACGTGACCACGTACTGACTCTTACTCTGGACATTCCCATGATCAAACTGAACATTCCGCGTGAACCGCACTGGATCACGCTGGCCGCAGGCGTGCGCCTGCAGGTCCGCCCCGCCACCACGGCCTTGGTGATGGCTGCACGCCATGCTGCCTCCAAAGTCGCTGGTACCGACACCGCTGCGGCGGGCGAACGCACCGCCACTCTCATCACCGAACTGGCCAAGCTGGCCGTGCTCGCCTGGGAAGGCGTGGCCGACGACAAGGGCAAACCGGCTGCCGTCACGCCCGAGGGTGTCGCCGCCCTGATGGAGCACTGGCTCTTGGCAGATGCCTTCGAGCGCGAATACCTCGCCGGTCTCTACGCCCTGGATTCCGAAAAAAACGTCTGAAGGCCCGCACCGCGTGGCACTTCGGTGGCGGGCCGAGTTACTGCGGTGCCTGCCCTGATCCGTGCCCCGAGTGCCCGTACACCATGAACGCGCCCCAAAGCCTGGAAGGTTGGCAAGCCGCCAGTGCGATTGAAGTCTGTGCCAGTCAGCTCCGCATGGCGCAGGGCCGTGTGGTCGGGCTGGATCTGAACGCCTGGATACTGGCCTGCGAGAGCACGGGCCTGGACAAAGCAACGGCCATTGATCTCTTCCCGGCGGTCGAGGCGGGCCTGATGAGCACCTTGCAACAAGACGAATAGACCAACGATTCACACGACACACCACGACTGAATTTCCCCATGGCTGAACGCAACCTCTCCATCCGCCTGTCCGTGGTTGACGGAGGTAAGGTCAAGGCCGAACTGGCTGAGATCGGCGAGAAGGGGGAGCGCTCGCTCAAAAAAATCGAGGCGGCGTCCACCCCGGCTTCCAGTGGTCTCAATCTCCTGTCGAGTGCCGCCAACGATGCCAAATTCCAATTGCAGGCCGCCACTGACCGGCTCGGCATGTTGGGCTCGGTTCTGGGCAAGCTGGGCCCTGCGGGTCTGCTCGCCGGGGGCACTATCGCGGCGCTGGGTGTGGGCATCACCGCCCTGGTCATGCCGGTGGCCCGTGTGGGCGATGAGTTCTTCAAGCTCTCACAAAAGACAGGGGTGTCGGTCGAGGCACTGACTGCACTCGATTACGCGGCCAAGCTGTCGGATGTCAGCACCGAAGGTCTGACCAAGGCTCTGCAAAAGCTGTCGGTCGCCATGTTCGACACCCAGATCAATGGCGCAGAAGGCAGCGCCGCGCTCAAAGCCCTGGGGGTGTCGGCCACCGATGTGAATGGCCAAATCCGTCCGACCGAGCAAGTCCTGCTGGATCTGGCCGAGAAGTTCTCTTCCATGCCCGATGGCGCGGACAAGGCTGCGCTGGCCGTCAAGCTCTTCGGCAAAGAAGGCCTAGCCATCATCCCGTTCCTCAACCAGGGGCGCGAAGGCATCACGGCCTTGATGGAGGAAGCACAGCGCCTGGGCCTGGTCATGTCCGAAGACGTGGCGCGGGCGTCCGAGGTCTTCAACGACAACCTCACGCGCCTCTCGGCCATCTTCGAGGGCGTGCAACGCCAGATCGGCGGCGCTGTCATTCCGGTACTGGCCGACTTCACCGAGCAGGTGATCCTGGCCCAAGGTGAGACGGGCAGTTTCAGCAATGAGCTGCAGCGCATCACCGCCAACCGGGAGGCCACGCTCGCGTTTCTGGAGTCGGTGGCCTCGGGCCTGGCCTTCATTGCCGAATCGGCTGTGCTGGCCAAGCGCGTGATCGCCCAACCCTTTGACAGCCTGTCGGTGGTGGGCAAGGACATCGAGACCTGGTTCAAGACGGACCTGCTGCGATCGATGAAGTCCATGGGCTACGACCCCAAGGTCATCGATTCCGAGATTGCCAAGTTGCAGGGTTCCCGTGACGACTATGTGCGCGCTGCCAACGACCGGCTCTTCAACATCAACCAGAACCCT